AGTCCATTCCTTGGCCGAGGAATTGCTCTTCGTCTGATACCGGTATAATTTCTGCGTGTATAACTGATTCGCGACTTCACACACACGGTATTGATCCACGACGCTGACTTTAAACGCGTCTTTCGGATCAACGACCTCAACCTTCTCTCGGAGTACGACCATTTGCAAAATTTGATCGCCATTAATCCGTTCAGTTCTCCAATTGATGATGTCTTCGGTCTTATACGCACACAGATACGGTCGATTATACGTCGACCCTTCCGTTGGCATATCGACAAGGACACCGAAGCGTCCCATCAACATCGCTTCACGTCCGGCTTCCACGGCAAACATCTCAAACGTAACGTTGGTCAACGTCACATCCGTCAGAAAGTCCGCTTCGGACTTCGGAAATTCAACTTCAGGCGCTTTCTGGTAAAGGAGTCCAGTAAGTCCATGCACAGTACGCTTTACACAATTGTAGAAGTTCCCTCGTGCACGGTAATTGCTGTTCTGCCCGGATTCCAGTCCCTTTAAATCGGGCACGTACAGGCTGCCTGCCGTCAATACGGCATCACGACCGTTGTAGGTATCGCGAAGTCGACGCCACACCGACTTCATGTCAAGGTAATCCTGACGTGGCGTATCAATCGGCATTGGTCGTCCTTAGGAACATATCAACCCCATACCGCTTCGTGAACTTTGACTTCGCCAGTACCGTACTTGTCAAGCGACGCCAACATCAACGCGTCAGCATCGTCCGGACTTGGTTTTCCATCGCGCTTAATCTGATCCTTGCTTTCCATTAGGATCTGACCTGAACTGGATCGCTTGTATTTCAATGCGACCAATTGAGCGGCGAGGTCGTCGTCCAATGGATCGATATCAACGGTACCTTGTTGGAAACTTTCACGGAGGAGCCAGTAGCCTTCGGCACGAAGGTTGGCGAAATGTAACTTATCCTTAGCCATTCGACCGACATTCACTCCATGGACTTCTCGGTATTTGAGTTCGGTCGCCCGGTTAACCACACCACGACCAATCCCGATCTCATCAACCTTTGCGGCAGTGATCGGATTGGTTGGATTCCTCGTTTTACGATCCATGAGAATGCCCAGAAGATTGCCACAGGTCTCCATGGTATCGGGAGTATTATCGCGCCGGATAATACGGTAATATCCACCGTGACGTTCGCAATAGACACTTTTGTTTCCTCCTCCACCCACGTCGACACCCAACTCATGCGGCAGTCCCAGCGGTAATTCCCGAGCCTGCGCGGCCGCAATCCACTTCATTGGGATGAGGCCGTCGGTCGCGACATCGGGGAACTGGCCAAGCACTTTCGATTTCCAGAACGGATTCTCTTCGCCCCACTTGCGGCGTTTCTCGTCCACCCATAACGTACCAACAAGGTTATGTTTCAACGCCTCAGGTATGAGTTCTCCAGTAAAGTTTGGGGTATCGAATGCCGAAATGGGAATGACATTCCATCCACTCCCCGGCTTACAGACTTGGTGGAACTCGACATCCGGCAGGTCGGGGTTGCCAATGACAAGCATTCTGGCATCGTCATTGGAGAGGAGGGAGTCGGCCGCATTCCACAGTGCGGTGGCGATACCGCAGGCTTCATCGAAGATGACGAGGACGTAGCGGGCATGGATCCCCTGGAACGCCGTCGGCGACATATCGTCCGGCTTCATACCGAAGGCGACGATCTCTTCGTTGCCCTCCGGCATCGTCATCATCCACTCGGTCTGGTTGGTACGACCGACGAGGCGCGCCTTGGCATGGATGCGTCCAATTTCACGCCAAAGAATCGTCCGGACCTGGCGTCCTGTGGGCGCGGATGAAACGACAAAGGCTTCTCCTGGTGGGTGACACGATAACCACCACGCCGCAATTCGGGCTGCTAAGAAGGATTTCCCGCTCCCATGGCAACTGGGGACCGCGGTCTTGCGGTTATCCCGAACCGAATTCATAATGATGCGTTGCTTGGACCACAAGTGTTCCTTGCAGACGTCTTGCACCCATTGGGTGGGAAAGCGCAAATGCTCTTTCTGTTCGAGTTGACGGAGGAGGGCCGCGAGTTGTTCCGGAGGGAGCCCTGCGACCGCACCCGGTGTGGGCGCGAAGGGTGACACAATCGCCGGCATCGGCGGCGCGGTCACAGGGCGTGTGGTCTTAATCCGAACCTTCATGAGTCGTGTGTGCTACGTCTTTGCGACCAACACCGTCTGACCGGTCTCGTCACGACGATACGACTTAAACGACCCCTTGCTGAATTTCACAATGGGTTTACCATCGCGCAGTCGTTGTTCGACATGGGCGATGTCGGATCTCGGGACACCGGCATCAAGTGCCTGTTGTTCCGATTCGTAGGTCTTCCCGGTTCGCATGTCCATGATTCGACCTACTTGTCGGGCTCGGTGTTCTTGATCAGCTCGCGCTGTGCGTCGATCGCATCCAAGACACCGACGCGGTCCTTGTGCGTCTTCTCGTCCTTTTCTACGAGCTTCAGCATGTCGAGATCAGTGATGGTGGAAATGACGTCCTTGGCCTCTCCCACATTGAGGTCGGTGACCGAGGGAACGGCCGGGTCGTTGTCCGTGGCCGGGTCGTCTTCCGGCGTGTCGACCTTTTCTTCTTCGCGCGCGCCCGCGTTATCAGTACGGGTAAGGGTTAGGGGATTGGGCTTGTTGCTGTCGTCGGCGTTGGTGGACGGGATGTCACCAGGGGGAATGGGACTGGGGAGTTCGCCTTCCGTATACCATCCGTGTTGTTTGAGCTGGTCGAACTCTTCTAATGAGGAGCACGACCGGGGCATGGTGGGCGCATGAATCGGGTGGTAGATCAAAAACATCGATGACTCCTCAGGTTGGTGGTTTCCGTGATCATTTGCTTTGAGCAGGGTACGTTGCACTGCCGGTGATCTTCTCGGTCTGTTTGGCGTTGAGCACTAGTGTGCCAGTCACGTTGTGCGGTCCGTGCTCGCCAGGAATCACGAGAGTTGTGTTGCAGTAGTCGTCGGCCATATGAATTTCCTTGACCGTAAAAACGACAGAGACGCGGTCACCTACATTGAGTAGCACGCCGTTCTTATCGTGCGGCATATGAATTCTTCTCCGTGTCAAAGCTCGTCATTTTCGTTATCCAGCGGTTTACGAGGTCACCCTCAGTGATCCGATCCTATTAGGGGGGCCGCCCCCCTAGGCCTCGCTGCTCGGTACTGTGTCGTCCTTTGACTTCCTCAGGAGCACGAGCAGTGCCTGCTGCTCCTTCTCCGACAACTTCGAAATGTCAATGGCTCCCTGCGGACCATCCTGCAACGAAACCATTCGATGGGTCTCAACTGGCTTGCCCGACTCATAAGACGCCACGAAGGTGAGGTACTTATGTGCGGTCCGTTTGTTCTTACTCAGCATGCCCTCGCGAATCGTCATGGCTACCTCAGTGGTGTGATGCTGCACGAGGTCCTTGCAGATCCCTCTGATCCCTTGTCGTGCGTGAGCGAGGACCAGGGGAGCTGGAGCCAGTGGGGGCTGCGTACTCACATGGCGTTTCTTACTCTGCTTGCTCATTGGATAGGCACTCGCATAACGATTCCACGGATTGTCCGCTCAGTTAGCACTGACCTCAGGACTTTTCCAGTGGGTGGATACGTGTCCATGCTCCTCATTTCACCCTTCAATATGGCATAGGGGTAGCACCTGCCCATTCTGGAAACTCGGTTTCCCTCGCGCTCCATTCCACATTAATAAGCTGAGGTGCTCACTTCTAACGCCCAATCTAGGACACATTCATGAGGTCGGTCCAATCGACCCGCTAATTCGGGGGGGGTGTGTGGGTGTTTGGCCCTTTCTCCTTTCCTTCTAAGCTAATTCCTACTTCTTCTCCTTAAAATAAATTAAGAATTATGTAAGATTAAGGAAAGGAAGGACACCCCGCCACACCGCCCCCGCTAGAGCGGGTCAATGCCCACCTGACTCATGTCTTGCACCTAGATGGCCTAATGAATCTGACCTCATGAAGCTTTTTTACCTGATTTTGATTACCCACGATTCTCACTCCTTCATCATCATTCACTCATCTCACCCCATGTCCACCCCATTTCACCCAATTTCCAAGCTCAACTATTGAACTCACGACGGCTCATTCATTCTCTCATCAAAACCATCTTTTCATGGTAACGGTCGCTTCCCCGCGCATGACCCACATTTCTATTGCGACCGTCCCCACGTTCGAGCCATACTAACGTGTGCCCAAGCCAATTAAAGACACCTCATCACCTCGTAACCTAGCTGCGTTATTCCATGAGCACCACTTTCGACGGGCCCTTCAACGGAGACACCGTCGCTGCCCCACTCATGGCATCCGCCGCTCAGTCTGCCCGACATGTCTTCGGACCTACTGTGTGCTCTGCAATCCCGTACACATTGCCGATCATACGGATGATCCCGACCCCATCATTGACAATGGGCACGGAAAACCGTTGGTGCAGGCGCCAATTCATGTGAAAGGAAAAAAGGGCACGATCGTTGTCCTCTCAGCGAAATACAATAAGTTGGCCGCGGAATGCACGTCCCAGAAGGTGCGCATCCTTGATTTCAAACCCCCCAACGAACTCACGGTGGCGTTGGACCAAGGCGAACTCATGGACGACATTGTACACCAGCTGGGCTATCGTGTGGTATCCATGACTGAATTCTCACGCGAAAAACGAACAGTATTCATCCTAGAAAGGAAGTAGGTATGACTCCAATTGAATTCCCAGAACAGACCGTCGTGTGGGCGAAGAATCAACTTCCCTATCTGCCGCTGCCCGCATACACCAATGATCGAGAAACGATTAGTTGCTGGTCGTTAACCTGGCGTGAACGTGTGCAGATACTCCTCACGGGTCGTCTGTGGTTGTGTCAGATGAATTTCGGCGCTCCGTTGCAGGCGCAAGCGCCGTGCGTTGAATCTCCTTTCCATCGAAAGAGGACGCAGCTATGAAACGTTGGCTAAGGCAATGGCTCCGATTGGAACGACGACCGATTCGGCCGTGGCCCGAATACCGGACGGACGATCGTATCCATGACCGAGTTCTCACGGGAAAAACGTACGGTATTCGTCTTAGACAAACAATAAGGAGAAACGTATGACTATTCACGATCAGGTACATGAACGGATCGCCCTGGTCGGCCTTGCGGCCTGTGCCTTTTGCTTCGCCTGGATCCTCGGCGGCGGGGTGAGCTGCGCGGTGCACGCGCAAGCGGTGTCATGTGACTCGCAGACGGGGATCGGCTGCGCGGGGCAGGTCACCGTCGCCGCAGCACCCGGCCTGCTTGAAGGCGTCGTACCGTGCGACGTGCGGACAGGCGAAGGGTGCCTCACCGAAACGCAAGCCGAGTATCGCGAACGCATGCAAGGGCGGTTTGTGACCGACGCAGGCATTCTGATCGGCACCCAGTTTGGCGATTTGCTCTCGACGGAACTCGCGTTGTCGCACGGGCATCGCGAAGCGAATCCGATC